TCACCGCCATTTCGGCTGGCGCGGCGGCTGATTGGCCTGGATCTCGTGCAACGGCGCGTGAGATCCCAGCAGCTTCTTCAGCTTCTTCTCCTCCGCCGGCCCAATGCCGAACTTGCGGCAATGCTCCGCGATATCATGCTCCCGCGGACCCGGAACGCGCACTTGGCGATTGTTCATGTCCTTCATGTCTGTTTCCTCCTGAAAGAGATAACAAACAGGCGGCGATTTGGTTCGTTAGCAAAGTCTAAAATTCGGACATGTTTGCGCACGGCCTGCGAGACTTCACTATATCAGCCGCGCGAGGCTTGTTTTGCTGCGCTTCAACTTGATGGCATGCTCCGCGAATTGCCATGAGCGTAGAAACGTGCACTGCTCAACTGATCTTCAACCAATGCCTGAACGCCGCCACGGCGCCGTCGCTGGCATAGGCAACGATCCCGCCGGTCGTCAGCCCGGCAAAGGCGATCAGCCCTGAAATGCCGTAGCCGATCGATTTCATCCGTTTCCACTCCTCGAGCGCCGGGCCGACCGTCTCCTGGTTCCTCTCGACGGTTTCCTTGAGCGTTCCGATCTCGGCGCGGATCTGCGCATCGGCGCCGCCGCTGATCGCCACTTTCGTATCGAGACGGGCGATCTGCCTTGCCTGCTCGTCAAGGCGCTTGTGGATCACCACCCTGGAATCATGGGCATTGGCCTTTTCGTCACCCATCTCCTGGCGCAGCAGCGCGACGTTTTCCTCGATGCCGGTCAGGCGGCCCTCCACGCGCCCGAGAGCGCGCAGGATATCGTCATTCGATGTCATATCGGCACCCTGTCATGAATTGAATTTCAGCTTTTCGGATTGCGCAATGCCGTCGGCGATGCGGTCGATCATGATCGCCTGCGGATGGATGAAGGACACCGGCGAAAGCTCTCCGACCGACGGCGCCGGCCGCACCACCGAGCCAACCGGCAGGATGGCGGCGCTCGCCCCCTGATAGGTGATGACGTTGCCGGCGATGCTGCCGACGACCTGGGTGCTGAGGCGAGCGACGCCCTCCGGACCCGAATATATATGCAGCGTCTGCTCCGGCCTGAAGAGGCTGGCATCGGCGACGACGATCGTATTGTAGGTGGTCACACCATCCGTTCCGGCCTGAGCGGTCAACATGGTGCTCGGAAGCTCCAGCATGCCAGGCCAGACGCCACCCCTCGACGGCGACACCCAGGCGCCGTAGGTATCGATCGCCGCATCGCAGCAGGCCGATGTCTGCGCCATGATATCATCGTGCAGCCGCCATTTGCCCGAAGCGTCCGTGCCGTCCGCCGGCCAGCTGTTGTTGGCGCCATAGACCTGATATTCGGCCCGCAAGCCGAGATCGTTGCAGGTAATGGATCCGGTTGCCGGCGACGTGCCGCCTGAGAATTCGTAGGTGAAGCTATTGGCACCGGTGACGGTGATCACATAGTTCCCGTTGTAAGCCGTCGGCGTTGCGTTTGAAATACTGACGGTCTGCCCCGTCACAAGACCGTTGAGGCCGCTTGCGATGGTCGCCGTTGCGACGGTGCCAACGGATGTGAGCGTAACGTTGCGCGTGATCGTCGTGCGGCCGAGTGGCGGGAAGGCCACGAACCTGACGCCCGCATATTCCGTGCGCAGTCGCCCGACCAGGCCGCGGTAATTGCTGTTGAACCAGGTGCTGTAGGATGTCGATGTATCGTTCTGCCCCATCTGGTTGGCGATGACGGTGAAGGGCAGCTTGTTGCCGTTGAACGCCTTGATCTCGCGAATGATATCCCTTCTCCGGGTTGCGATGGACGACCCGGATCCGGTGTATTCGCGCAGCGATCCGGCGCCCGGCATGCCGACCAGGCAATGCGGAATTCTCCCGGTGCCGCCGTCCTTGTCGAGCCAGCGGCGCAACCAGCCGAGATTGCCGCGGGCATCGGCGGCGGAAGAATATTCCTGGCGCGCCTCGCCGATGCTGTCGACGAAGCCGAGGGCGACCGGTCTTCCGTCCCAATCGCCCTTGGCGACCATGAAATCGGCGCCCCAATATTGCGGCTGCGCCTGCTGGCCATAGCTCGTATCGAGGGCGGCGGTGCTGTCGGCGAGCGGGCTATCCTTGAAGGCAAGCAGCGTATCGAGATCGCCGGCACCCCAGACGCGTTCGCCGCGATGCTTCTGGATGCGGTAGACCGGCCAGATCTTGTCGCCGACGGCGGTGTGATAAAACAGCCAAATTTCGATTTCGCTTTCCGGCGCGACATCGGGAATGGTCAGTTCGTCCGTCCAGGCGCCGTTCGTCTGGTCGGCGACCGTCACGGTGTTCGAGCCGGCGAAGCTGCATTGGTGGAAGACGCCGGCGACGCGGATGAACATGGCATCGGCGATGACCGAATTGCCCGGCGTGCCGATCGCGCCGGTAACGACGGTTTCCTGCGGCGAATTTCCGCCCTCGGTCGAGGCGAAGCCGGAGAGATGGAAGCGGAAGGTCCGCGTCTTATATTGCGGCGTGTTGACGACGATCTTGGTGCAGACATAGTTCGTGCCGGAGGCGGCGGTGACGATCGCGCCCGACGGCATGCGGTTGCGGGTGGCGAAGAACATGTAGCGGTCGGGATCTCCGGCGCTGCCGTCCCCACCTTTCAGCAGCGGATTGGCAAGGGCAATCGAAATGGCGTTCATCATCGGCGTCTTCCGTATCGGCTGGTGAGGTCGTCGTAGAATTCGACGGTGCGCCCCTGGCGGGCATTGGCGCGGTCGAGCGCCTGGCGCTCACGGGCAAGGATTGCGATCAGCGGCTCGCCTTCGAGGACAGGCGCATGCGCTTCCTGCCGTCTCAAATCGTCGGGCAGCGGCGGCAGCACGAGGCCGGCCGCCGCCCTCCCCTTGGCAACCGCCGCCTGGTTCAGGCGCTCAGTGGCGGAGCAGCCACTGACGATCAGCAGCAGTGACAGCGCAAGCGCGGTTCTCTCGCGAAAGCTCGAGTTCATAGGATCGGATCTCGTTTTCCAATGTGTCTCTGGCCGCCTGCTCGGCCACCTCCGCGGCCAGAAGGCGCTTGCGGTGCTCTTCGGTGGCGAGCGAGGCCGCATTGCGCTGGCGCTCCATCTCGGCCGCCCGCGCCTCGGCCGCTGTCTTCTCGGCCAGCATCACATAGCCGGCGCGCGCCTGCCGGGCCGCCGAGGGATAGCCGATCGAAACGGCATAGAGGTGATAGAGCACCAACCCGGCGGCGATGCCGGCGCCCATCTTGAGCGTGTCGAGCAGGGAGAACATCAGATGCCCTCCAGGCAGAATTGCCGCTCTTTCTGCCGGCGCCGCGTCAGCCCGGGAAAGATGATGCCGGCCGCACGGTTCCACTTGAGCAGCGCCTCGCAGCCCTCGGCCGTCCTGCCCTGGTTGATGAGCCTGACCGCGCTCGAGCCGCAGGCCGCCCTGACGCCGACATTATAGGCAAACGAGGTCAGCGCCACGAAACGCGCATCCGGCAAGGGCACGCGGACACAGCTTTCGATGCCGCGCGCATAGGCCTGAAGCTCCAGCGCCAGCAGCGTCTTGCACTGCTCCACCGTCCTGCGATCCCCGGGCTTCACCCCATTGGTGCTGCCGTAACAAATCGTCCAGGGCGGCCCCTTGGTGGCCGGATCGGGATAGGCATTCTGCCGCAACCCCTCGAAGCTGCCGACGAGCGCCACGGCCATTGCAGCCGCAGCGCTACCCTTCTGAAGGCGGTTTGCCATTCAGTTCTCCTGAGATTTGCTGTTGAAAGACGAGGCGGGCGACGATCGCCGCCGCGGTGAGCAGGCCGGTCATGATCGACATGGCGAGCTGGATGTAGACTCGAGGATGATGAAAATGAGCGCCAACGCCATTAGACGGACGCTCCAGGCGTACTTCAGCGCTGGCGAACCAACCGCGATCCGATAGCCGGGAATATCGGCCATGACGACGGGATTTGCGCCGATCACGGCGCCGGTCCCTCTCATTTGGCACCTGCGCCGATCCAGACGGCATCGCCATTTTCGACAATCCGATGTCCGCCTTCGCTCGACTTAAGCGCCGTTGCCGTCAACTCTATGAGGAGCCGCGACGAGGTCGCGATTCCAGAGATTCGATGTCGACGGCTACAAAAATATCGGTACCGATCGGTACGCCAACGGTTGTCTATTGCTAAAGTTTTCGCTTCTCGGTTACTTCGCGAGATACGATCACTTCCGTGTTCAAACAGAATCGAAGGCCTTGATACTGTCGGAGCGGGGGGCAGTTTTTATGCCGGAGCGAAATTAATGCCTGTGCCAGCATTCCTGATGCCCGTATTGCGGGTTCTTCCCAAGCCATTGAAAAAGAGGCTGAGGATCATTCGAGACCATGGAAAGCGAAAGGCTATCGCCCTGTCGTATACACTTCCAGCCGTACAGACGGCGAGGAGTTGGGCATGGAAGGAAAAGGAAGTTTCCAACTTCTACTATGCGCTGACTCCGGATAATCGGGATCACCTGATCCATCTCATTTCGACCATCACTGGTGCAGCATATGAGGTGATCGACGGCTACATGTCCGAACTGGAGAATGATGCCTCACTGCGCCTGCATCTTGAAAATCACCTCAAGGAAAGCCGCTATGGCGATGACATTGAGATCGAGTATGGTCGACGCCTTGGTTGGTATGCCATTGCCCGCGTGAAGAAGCCGAAAGTTCTCATCGAAACAGGGGTCGATCACGGGGTTGGATCATGTGTGCTGGCGAGTGCTTTGCTGCGAAACGCCGCCGAGGGCCATCCCGGCCGTTACTACGGAACAGAAATCAGGCCGGAAGCGGGTGCGTTGTTTACGGGCGAATACGCCACCGTGGGGCGTATCCTCTATGGCGACTCAATACAGTCGCTCACGACCTTCGCTGAACCAATTGACATGTTCGTCAATGATTCCGACCATAGTGGAGAGTACGAATACCAAGAATATCAGACGATTTCCAAAAAACTTGCCATCGGAGCAATCATCTTGGGCGACAATGCTCATGTTACCGACAGCCTCTCCCGTTTTTCAAGAGAGAGCGGCCGAAAGTTCGTCTTCTTCTCCGAAAAGCCGCTTGATCACTGGTACCCGGGAGCTGGCATTGGCGTATCGTTCTAGCCTGTGAGGTGAAAAACGAAATACTCGCGCGGTTTTCCACCGACCGGATTTGTATATTCCGCAGGCCACCCTGACGCCGACATTGTAGGCGAACGAGGTCAGCGCCACGAAACGCGCATCCGGCAAGGGCACGCGCACACAGCTTTCGATGCCGCGCGCATAGGCTTGAAGCTCCAACGCCAGCAGCGCCTTGCACTGCTCCACCGTCCTGCGATACCCGGGCTTCACCCCATTGGTGCTGCCGTAACAAATCGCCCCTGTGTGGCCGGATCCGGATAGGCGTGCTGCCGCAGCCCTTCGAAGCTGCCGACGAGCGCCACGGCCATTGCAGCCGCAGCGCTACCCCTCTGAAGGCGGTTTGCCATTCAGTTCTCCTGAAACTTGCTGTTGGAAGACGATGCGGGCGACGATCGCCGCCGCGGTGAGCAGGCCGGTCATGACCGACATGGCGAGCTGCATGTAGACGTTGCGAGGTATCCAGGTGCCGGCGACGAAATTGATGACGGGCTCGAGGACGATGCAGAGGAGCGCGAGGGCCATCAGTCGAATTGACCAGGCGCGCTTAAGCACCTCGCGCCAGTTATGGACGAGCATGGGGTGGGCTCCGAGGTGGGGAGTGCGTGGACTGACTTCCTAGCCAGCGCTTAATATTGGTACCGCAAAGTACACTAATAGTTGCCTATTGCTAAAGTTTTCGCTTAACGGTTACGTTAGCGAAATGAGATCATCACAACATTCAAATAGAATCGCGGGCTTGGATACCGTCAGAGCGGTTGCTGCTCTGTCTGTTGTGTTTGCGCATTTGCTTGGGCCGTCGATGCCTGGCGTTTCGCGTTACATCTTCACGGGGCACCCCGCCGTTATCGCCTTCTTCGTGATTTCAGGGTTCTGCATTCATTACCCATACCGGCGGCAGGAGCTTCGAACCGCCCCGTTCCTCGCCGGCCGGTTCCTTCGCATCGTGCCACCGTCCGCGGTGGCATTCCTCATGGCGCAAGCACTGGGTATCAGGGCATACAATCCCATCGACGGCTTCATACTATGGTCGGTCGTCTGCGAGACGGTCTACTATTGCCTTTATCCGCTGTTCCTGCCGGCGGCTCGACGCATCGGTTGGCCGCTGATCATCGCTGCGTCGGTCATCGCCTCATATGGCGTCGCGATCGGCGTAGGCCCGGATCGATACGGCAATGCCCAGTCGTACGGGCCGCTGCTAAACTGGATTGTCGGCCTTCCCGCTTGGCTGATCGGCTGCTATCTCGCTGAAAATTTCGACCGCCTGAAACTCGCCGGCAATGTGTGGCTCTGGCGCGCTGTCACAGCGGCGATTGCGTCCGTCCTTTATTGGGCAACGATGAACACACCCGTTGGCTTCTACCTGACCATGACGCCATTTTCCGCGCTGGCGGGCTGCTGGATCATGGCCGAGATCAGGAATGCGGCAGACCGAGGCCCCGTAAAGACGCTCGAAGTCATAGGCGCCGCCTGCTTCTCAATTTATCTCGTCCACATCATCGCGGCGACTGCTGTTGAATGGTTGGTAACGCCGCCAATCGTCGTCTGCATCCTTTCACTTGCGCTGGTTTATCCGTTCTATCGTTGGATCGAGAAACCGTGCCATGCCGCCGCGCGCCGGGCTAAGGCAAAGCTGGAGCAGTTAGGGTCCAGACGCGTCTCAGAAGAAAGCGATCGGATCGCGATAGGCGACCGTGCCTAGCATTCGGTACGATCCCGCAGGTGCTCACCGTTGGAGAAGTCTCCAATAATTGGCACGGCCCCAACACCACGGCACGAGATATCACCGCTGATTAAGCACGGTATTTAACAACTTTCGCCGGCGAGCCCACAGCGATTCCGTAGTCGGGAATATCGGTCGTGACAACGGAGTTCGCTCCGATCACGGCGCCCTTCCCAACCGTAACGTTCATCAATATTTTGGCACCTGCACCAATCCAGACGTCATCGCCAATTTCGACAAAGCCGATTTCAGCCTTCTGAAGCCTGATCAGTGCGTCTCGCCTCATGCCATGGCTGTGATCGATGATCTGAACATCTGAGCCGATGAGCACATCGTTGCCAATCGAGATGCGGTTCTTGGCAGTAATGATGTTCCGGCGCCCGATAACAGTGTTGTTTCCAATAAACACCTTCGGCTCAGGCATCGTGAGTTGGAAGAATGAATAGTCTTGAATCGTGACATTGCTGCCGACCTCAAGAACTGCGTGCTTCACCATGCGAAACTCGGCGCTCCGCTTGACAACCAGGTTCGAGCCGGCGCGGCTGAAGTAGCGAAATCGCTTGTAGGCGGTAACGAGACGCTGAAGAATTCCTCCACGATTCCGGTACGATGCTTTATCGGTTGCCATGATTTCCTCCGAGTCCGAAGGTCATTAACTCACGACGTCGTCTATTGCCAGAGATCGCCCGCGTATATCCGCGCCAAAAGCTTGCGAGCATGCGCCTGTGCAGCATCGCTTGATCGGGAAACAAACGGTGCTATGGGTTCCTCCCGCATGGGAAATGAAACCCATCGGTCCACACCCAGATATTGCCGGCAGCCCCAGCGACCTGCCTGACTTGCTTGCTCGTGTTCGTCCAAACATCCTGGCTGCCTATGGCATAGTTGCCTGCAACCTGAACGGCGCCTAAGTTGCCGCCATCACCAGAGATGCCAGCAGTGAGAATACCCTGCGCCGGATCATGAATCAGTGCAGCATTGGTCGTCGCGCTCGATGTGAGTTCAAACCGCAGCTTCGCCTTGACCTTCACCCCATTCGGCACTGTCAGCGGCAGGAGTGCCGAGGTCGTAGAGATAGCGGCGCTAATCGCGTCCTTGGCCGGCGTAACGAAGGTGTATTCGTCACGCGGATACATGACGAACTGGCGGATAAACGAACTTGCATCCGTCAGCACCACGCCGATGCATTTGACGATGGTATAGCCGGTGAGCAGCGTCGTGGTGACGCCGGCGATCGTTGCCGAGGTCGAGAGCACCACGTCGAAAGACAGGTCGGCGTCCTTGCGCAAGGCATAGGCGAAGTATGTCGCATTTGCAGCGACGGCGCCGGCATCGAGGCCGCCGGCGCCCGTTCCCGCCGCGAATGTTCCCGTCACGCGCTTCGTCAATGGCGTTGCGCTCGAAACGAAGCTTGCCCCCGATCTGGCGGAGCCGGCGGAAAAATCGACATGGGTGGTCGGGTTGGCGCCGTTATTGGAAAGGACGAGCCCGACGACGAAATCCCCGACAGCCGCGCTGTCCGCTTTGCTCTGGATCCTGGCGAAGAGCTTGTTGGTGAAGAAGGCGGCGCCGGAACAGATGATCTCGACGCTGTAGCCGTCCTTGACGACAAGTGTCGCCGCGCCGTCGATTGTCTCCGACCCGTTCGGATCGATCGTCACGTCGCCGCCATCGGCAATGACGCAATAGTGCCAGTTTGCGCCGAGCGTTGCCGCTGCTGTCAGGCTGAGCGTAGCGGCCGCGGTGAAGCGGTGGACGGCGTTGTCGTCGGACGCAAGCGCGGCGTAATCGCCTGACTTCGCCGCATAGACCGAGGCCTTTTCGAAGGTGATGTCGACGCCGTTCTGGGTGAAACCCAGCACTCCGCCGCCCTTGAGATAGATCCCGCTCTGCGGGTTCGAGGCGAAGCCGACGCCCGGCGCCGACACCGTGCCGCCTGCGGCCTTGAGCGGCGCGGCCATCGGTGCGGAGCCGTCGCGCGGCAGCGAGTTGGTGATTTCGTTGCCGAGATCGGTGGTCAGCGCGTTCCATGGCGCCGGGTCGATGACCTGGCCGACGGAAGGGGTCGTGCCGGCGGGCTTGGAATAGATGCCGGTTGATGGATTTCTGGGCATTCACCTTCTCCAAAAGACAAGGCCCCGCGAATTGCGAGGCCTTCAAACCTATAGTATCGGTTGCGGCATGCAGACCGATCACCAGCCGAACAAACCTTCACGCAAAGCGATCACGATCGCCGCGATCCTCGCCGCCGTCGTGGCGATTGCCTCATGGGCCCCGCTCCAGAAAACTCTCCTCCGGCGGGTGATCGATCAGTTTCCGATCGAGTTGACAATGCTTCTTGCCGGCGTTTTGACGGCAGGATGGCTCTGTTACTTCATCGGACGGAGGGATGCGCTTCACGCTTTGCGGCCTTCCGATCTTTCGATCGGCTGGAGTCGAAACGATTTTTCGGCCGTTTTGAAATATGCCGCCCATATCCTTGTCAGGGCGCCGTTCGCGGTGTTTCTGTTGCCAATCCGCGGATGGAAGCAGGCGCGGGCGAATGGCGAGGGAGCGATCTTCAGCGTCATGAACTGCCTCTTGGGCGGCGTGCTTGGTTTCATGGTGACGTTCGCAACTTTGCTGCTGGTCGCCATACCGATCCAGATCGCCTTCGAGGGCGGCTAAGCCTGTCAAATTCATTCTACCAGCCACCACCACCGCCGTTTCGGCTGCCAGCTCTAAGAAGCGCGCGCGTCAGGGCCCTGGCGCCGGCTTTACGATGAGCTTCGGGACCGGCTTGCGTCGGCATCATGCCGCGTCTTTCCAGCGCATCCATGCCGAAGCCTTCCACAGCCTCTTCGAGAGCGTCATGGAAGGCCTGCTCGGCCCGATTGCTGAAACCACCTTCCCCAGATCCGAACCCTTTGATACCGGCCAGCGCGGTGTCGGCCGCCCTCCCTGACGGCAACTTAAAGGCAGCGTCAGAGGCTAGCTCTCCGGCCCCTTGCAATGTCGTGGAGATATAGGGATGCTGGTCGTCGAAGGCTCTATCCATCCCGCGCTGAATAGCGAGTGCGTTATCATACCGCTCCGCATAGGTTTGGCCCGGCAGCGGCGGAAACAATCTATCAGGCAGCAGTGGGTCAAAAACGGGCGCCAGAATTGCGTTTGTCCCAGCGTCCATTTCGTCGAGATAGGGACCGGCGACAGTGCCGCGGCTGATGGCGCGCATGACATTGTTAAGCGAAAGATCGCCTGACTGTCCCGCATAAGGGTCAGCTCTAAGCTCGGCATATCTTATCGGCGGGGCAACCGGTGCTTTGTTGGGATCTGACATTAAGACCTCCTGTGGATGGTGATTGTGATCGACAAGGTTGCGGCCCTCGAAGGCGCCTAGCCCGCGGGTCGCTCATTGGGTTCTGGTTTGAAGGAGTGGCATTCTCCGCTCGGCGAAAAGCCAGCGACCGGAGCATGCCTAAACGCGGATGGGTGCCGCGGCGCTAGACGGCGGCGAAGGGAAGATGCTTTCTCACGCAACAGTGCGCTTGCCGCCTGAGAACGACGGCAGGAGGCCGGAAGACCTTGCCGGCGGAGTTGAAGGCGTGGCCGTCGGCACAGCGGGAGCTTGAGTTGCAGCCGCCTTCTGTTCCTGATCCGCCTGCCTGATCGCCAACCCACCCATCAAGGCCTGCGCAAGCCGCGCCGCGCCCTGCCAGGTTGATTGCACCGGGCTCGCATCCATGCCCTGCTGCAGCATGGCGTAGGCCAGCCGCTTGCGCTGGTCGTCGATGTCGCCCCGTGTCCTGCCGGTATTGCCGCCTGAGATGGTTGGGATCATGCCACTGCCCTTTCGTAGTCGACGCGGTCGAAGCCGTCGGCGTGTTCGAACACGGCGTCCGGATGGGTCTTGCGCACATCGTCGGACATCAGGCCGAGCTGCATGGGGCCGCCCGCCTTGTACCGGAAGGCGTAGATGGGCAGGCCGTTATCAAGCGTGCCGACGCGGCTGATGTCTTCCTTCAGTCGCCGGTCGGACTTTGCCCAGCCGCCAAGCAGTGTTCCGCCAAGGCCGAAGAGGCCGCCCATCGCGGCGTTCGACTGGGCAAGCTGCTGGTTGTAGAGGCCCATCTTCTGATTGAAGTTCTCGTTGATCAGCCCGGCCTGGTCGACGGTCGGCAGCTCAGTCGTCGGCGTATTGACATAGTTCGGCTGATGCACCTGCGAGCCCGACATCAGCGCCGAAATCTCGTTCAGCGGCTGGTTGCGCTCGGTCAGGATCGAGTTTTGCGCATTCGAATACATGTCGCCGAGATACTGGTCGGATGCGGCCTGCTTGCGGGTGGAAAAATCCCGCATGGCGTTGTCGTAGGCCTCCGAGCCCATCGCGATGCCCTTGTCGGCCAGGCTCTGCTCGAGGCTCGCCTGGTCGCGGTCCCACTGGTTGTCGAAGCCGGAGCGCCAGTGATCGTTGACATATTTGTCGACATTGCCGGCGCTGAGATCGATATTGGTTCCGAGGATGCCGGAGATCTTGCCGGTCTGATCGCTGGCGAGCCTGGCGAGGCCAAGCTGCGTCTGTTGCGTCTGGTCGTAGATCGCCTGGTTCTCCGGCGAATAGCTCTGATAGGCCGAATAGGTCGGCAGCTGGTAGCTCTTGCCGTTCTGGTCCTTCATCGTCTGGTAGCCGGTGACCTTGTATTCCAACGAACCATCCGGCGTGTACTGGTTGGTGTGGCTCAAGCCGGCATTGGCAATGGCGGTGTCGACATTGGTGGCCGTCTGCGCCGCTGCGGTCTGGGTCGGATCAGGCGCCTTCGGGGCCTTTGGCGTGGAGACCATAGGGAAAATCCTCTTTGATGATTCCGTAAAGCAGGCCGTCGCAATCGCCGAAATAGCCGCGCTGGCGGCCCTCCGGCTCGGCGCCCACTCTGGCGAGCAGCCTCTGGGCGGGGCTGTTGTCGGCGCGGGTGCGGCAGGTGGCGCGGCGGCAGCCAAGCTGGTTGACGACATAGTCGAACACCGCCCGCATCAGCGTCAGCGACAGCCGGTCGGCGGCGAGCGAGATCTCGATATCGTGCCCGGTCCAGACGTTGAAGACGAAGCCGGCGATGATCCGGCCGCGATCGACATGGGCAAGCGTGGTGTAGGGCGGATGGAAGGTGACGCCGATCCTGGCGCCGACCCAGGCGGCGATCTCGGCACTGGGTTCGCAGACGATCAAATCGGCGCGCCCCTCTCGTAAAGCAGCGAACCGCCGACAACGGCGGCTTCCGAGACGGTGCCTGACGAGCCCGAGATCAGCGCCCGGATGGTGGGCGCAAGCGCCGAACCGGCGCCGCCGGCGGAGGCGAATTTGCGCACCAGCGAAATGCCGGGGAATTTCGAAACTCCCCAGATCGCCGTTCCCCATTTCGCCGCCGCATTGTTCTCGACCGACGACAGAAGCGCTGTCGGCACTTTCGTCTGATAGTCGACCGAGATGCCGCCATACATCAGCGTCGACACGCCGATCTCGGCCGTCACCCCGATCAGTTTCGACAGCTTGGTCGAGAGCCCGTCGCCGAAGCGGCTCCAGGCGCCGACCATCAGCGCGTCGATCGCCGCGCCATTGTCGTTCGCCCCGACTTCCGCTTCGTAAAGCGTGCCGTCGGCGGCGCCAAAGAACAGCCGGTCCTGCCAAGTCGCCCAGCAGGAGGCGGGCATGCCGACGAAGCGGCACCAGGCGCCGGTTTCGGTGTTCATCACATATTGATAGGGGCCGAAGGAGGACGGCAGGTTGACGATCGCCATCTGCCTGGCCGGGAAGCTCGAAAGCTGCCACTCCCCAGAGCTTGTGCCGGCCGCCGCCACCGTCTCGCGCCAGGTCGGGGCGATCCTTGCTGTAATCGCCCCGAGGCTGGTGGCGCCGCGATCGAGCTGCACGGCCTTGGTGATCGGCACGATGCCGTCGGTCGTCATGATCGCCAGATCGGCGCCGACCGACAGCAGACAGCGGTCGAGCCCAAGCGGCCGGCCGAGCTTGAAGGTGCCGATCAGGCCCCAGTTCGAAGCGCTCGACGGGTCGGATCCCTGGAAGACGATCACCTCGCCCTCCGAGGAGATCAGCACCAGGCACTGCTGCAGGCCGGCCGCAACCGGGATCGTCCAGACATTGATCGCCACCAGCGTGCCGCCATATTTCATGTTGCCGCCGACCGGCAGAACGGTGGCGGCGCCGCTGACGGCGTCGGTGGCGAGATACCAGACATTGGTCGAATTCTTCTCGATGAACCACAGGCGCGAGCGATAGGCGGTGACGGCGGCAAGCAGCGAGGCGTCGGATATGCCTGTGATCATCGTCGAGGCGACATAGGGCGTGGCGGCCACGCCCTTTTCCAGCTGGGCATTGCTGACCGTTCCCGTCACGGTGACGGTGAGCGTGCCGGCCGCCGGCGTAAAGGTGAGCGACACCCGGTTGCCGGCGCCGGTGCCGTTCAGCGTGCCGGCGAAGGCGCCGGAAAGCGTCACCGAGCCGGTGCCGAAGAAACTCAGCGTATAGGCCGTGTTGCGCACGGCGACATTCTGGGTGGCGAGGGCTGCCGTGCCGACCAGGAAATTGTTCGTCCAGGAGGTGCCGTTAAAGATCAGCGGCGTGTCGAGGCCGTTGACCAGGCGCAGGAATTCCTGGCCGGCCGGGTTGGTATATTGCTGCACCGACCAGTGGGCGCTCGCCAGGCCCGAGACGACGGGCGCGCCGGCAGCACCGCCCACCGTGACGTCGAATATCTTGTCGCCGGCGGCGGCAAACAGCCTGTTGGAAACGCCGGAATAGGGAATGACCGTCTGCACGTCGGCGCCGAGACCGGTGGAAAAGGCGAGAAAACCGTAGCGGGCGCGCACGCGGTTTGCCTCGGGAAAGAAATTGTCGAGCTGGAAGGCCGCATCTTCGGGCATATCGGCCATCTCGACGTCGGTTCGCCAGCCGCCGATCGGCGCGATCCAGTCTTTGCCTGGCGAAACGCGGCGGGTGCGGCCGTTCGGGGGAACAGGTCTGCGGGTCATGGCGCCACCGTGATCGTGCCGGGCCAATAATTTTCGGGCGCCTCTCCCCTCGCCGGCAACGAAAGGTCGACAGCGCCCGCAGCACGATCGGCGCCGATCGCGGCTTCCTTGGATCGCTCGAAACTGGCGAGCTCCTCGCCATAATCGAGGCCCTTGGCCCGCTTCCAGCGCCAGATCAGCGAGAGTTCGAGCAGCTCTTCGGGAAAGCGGGCCGTATCGGTGTCGTTGGCCCAGTTGCCGGCGTTGCTGGCGCCGCCATTCACCGTCACCCAGAAGCCGGAGATATAGGCATATTCCATCGTCTCGCCGGCAACGTTCGGATAAATGTCGAGCTTGCCGCCGGCCATCCGCCAGATCTGCGGCACCGGGTTGGAATTGGGGATCGTATGGCGCTGCCAGGCCTGCGGCTCGACAGGGCCGTTCAGCGCCCAGAGGCGCGAGGCATTCCAGAGCCGCCCATTTGCCGCGAAGCGATCCCAGTCGGAAGGCGGCTCGGCCGGCTCGGGGGCAACACCCGTCGCTGCGAATTGCCGCCGCACCATCAGCGCCGACCAGTCGTGGGCTCGCATCAGGCCGCGGCCGGCGCGGGTGGAGAGGATGCGCAGCTGCATGATCTGCGGATCCGCCGAAGACATGACGGCCGTCGGCGGATCGAGGTCGATCTCCGCGCAGACGTTCTGAATGATGGTCAGGAGCGACATGCGGGGATCTCCGTTCAAGTGACTGGCGGGCTGGTTCAGGCCGCGCGTCCGCGGGACTTCTGGCTTTCGTTCTCGAGCGCCTCGAAGCGCAGGGCCATTTCCTTCATCTGCTCCTGCAGCCGGCTGACCTCACCCTTCAGCCGCTCGTTTTCAGCGGCAAAGGCCGAGGCCGCACTGGAGTTCTCGGCGCTCGCGAGATAGGCGCGGGCGGCGGCGGTGAGCTCGTTGGCGCCCATGCCGACCTTCTGCTTGGCCGTATCGGAAAGCGCGGCGAGCTGCTCGACCGTATAGATGTTGATCGCCTCCAGCTCCTTGATCTGGCTGGGCTTCAGATAGGGCCATTGCGCCAGCGGCGTGCCGGTCAGCTGCTCGCGGGCGGCGGCGCCCTCCTTGCACCGCTTATAGGCATCGGCAAAACGTTGTTTGTCGTTGTCGGTCACCTCGCGATAGACCTCGGTGTGCTTGTCGCCGGCGATGAAGATGCGGACGAATTCCTTGTCGGCAAAGATCGGCCGGCCCTCCTTCTCGGTCAGAAAGGTCTGTTCGACCGGCTCGAGGCTGAAGGAGGCATAAATTCCGGTGTTGCTGTCAGGCATGGTGTTTGCTCGCTGTTGATGGCGGGGATGTGGGATGAGCGATGTCGTGCGGATGGCTGCCCCCCACCCTAGCCCTCTCCCCGCTCGCGGGGAGAGGGGACGTGCCCCACGATAGGTCCGAGGGGAACGGAGAGGTTGCCGCATATCCCCTTCGCCCCGCACAAGCGGGGAGAAGGTGCCGGCAGGCGGATGAGGGGCACACCGCACACGAAGAAGTCAGTTGATTGCTGTGGTTTAGTTCACCTTCGACAGAAACGGCCGCATCAGCGTCGCCTCGAGAACACCGGTCGCGGTGATAGTGACGCCCGTGCCGTTGGCGGTGGCATTGGCCGAGAGCGTGATGCTCTGGGCGACGCCATTCGGGCTGTAGGTGATGCCCGCAATCGTCGTGCCGCCTGGGATACCGGTGCCGGCGACGGCCGCGCCGATGAACGGGCCGGAGCCGGCATTGAGGCCGGAGAGGTTCGTCAGCAGGTTGGAGCCGTTGACCGTCGTTGCGGTAAACGTCTGGTTGGCGGCGGCAAAGTTGACGTTGGCGATCGCCTTGGTGCCGACGGTCGCCGAGGCAGGCGCACTTGCCTGGCCCGCGGTGGTGGTGGTTTCGGCGACGACGAGGGCCGCCGTTGCGGTCGCCACCTGGGCCGGCGCCTGGCCGTTGCGCTGCAGCCAGATGTAATAGGTGCCGGGTTGAAGCGTGATGGCGCCGACCGGGCCGCCGGTCAGCGTCGGCGGCTGGGCGGCGCCGGAGAAGACGCCGCAGCGCTGGCCGACGACGGCGGCGGCCGTGGTCAACAGCGAAGCGACATAATCCCGGGTCCACTGGAACCATTGACCGGGCTGCAGGGTCGTCTGCGCTGCGAGCACCAGCTGGCAGTAGACCCATTCGGATTCACGGTCGCCGCCGGCTACCGCGCCGAGGGCGAAGTTCGGACCGGGGATACCGGATCCGGCGACGATCGGGCCTTCGACGACGAACGGGTTCGCGCCAAGACGATCGGTCTGGGAAATTGCGATGGTCATTGGAGTTGATCCTTTCGTTCGATCAGGCGAACAGCACGCCCTGCAGGAAGGCGTTGTTCATGGTGAGGTTGCCGGCGAAGCCCATGAGCTGCACGAAGGCGTCCTGGTTGGTGTTCATGCGCTCGTCGCCGATCGGCGCCATGTCGCGGTCGCGGTGCGGGCGGTAGAACAGGTATTTGGTGTTGAGGAAGAACATCTGGTTGGAAGGCGCGCCGCCGCCGAAGCCGCCGTCGAAGATCACGTCGGCGCCCATATATTGCAGCGACTGGAAGCCGGCCATGCCCTTGTCGGCGGAGGTGATGCGCTGGATCGCCTGCAGCGATTCCCAGTAGAGGCGGAAGAAGTTGTTGTCGGCGACAACGAGATCGGGCGCGTCGGCGCCGCGCACGCAGGACATATAGAGCCGGTTCATGTAGCTCTGGATGTTCGCATTGGTGGCGGCCGCGCCGCCATCGGCCGTGGCGGAGAATTTCTGGTTGCGCCAGAAACCCCAGGTGGCGCGCGAGATGCCGCCGACCGTGCCCGAGGTCGGCGAGGTCGAGATCAAGAGCTGCAGGCCGCCGATCTGACGCCCACCATCGGCGGTGCCGTCGGAATAGCAATCGAGCGCGATGTTGTTCTTCAGCGTCGTTTCGGCGTTCTCGATGCGCTGCTCGAGCAGATCGAGGATCGCATCCTCGCCGGAATTCTGCAGCTGTTCGAGGCCGGACATGGAGACGGCGACCGCGGCCTGCTTCAGGTCGTACTCGGCGGCGGTGATGACGTCGGAGGGCTGGACGTTCAGGATATCGTAGCCGGAATAGCGCTTGAAGGTCGAATTTTCCTGGTACTGCAGTTCCTGGACGATGGTGCGGCCGCCGGAGACCGGCTTCTTGCGGCCGCGGCTGTTGAGACGGGTGAGAAGACCGTTGTTCTTCGTCACGTCGTCGGCGACCGTGCCGCTGCGGTTGCGCAGCGTCGTGGTGACGATTTCAGAGAGGTTGGGCGAAATGGGCATCGATCATTCCTTTGATCAGACTTGGCCTTTGATCAGACTTGGCCGCGCGAAAAACGCATGGCGTCGCGCAGCGAGTCGCGGATGGAGGTTGGCTGGGCTCTTGCCGCGTCGCGGGTCGGGCCCGGCGCGGAAGAGCCAGAGATGGATCGCGAGGCGCGGCGGGCTTGATCTGCCGCTGCGGCCCTCTGGGCGTGGTGGTCTCGGACGGGCTGCGCAGTCTGGCTGATCAACTGCTGGCGAATGTCCGGTCGCATCCAGCATGCGGCGTCGTAGGCGTCCTGAAGTGTCGATGCCCGCCCCGCATTGATGAGGGCGACCATGTCGTCGAGAACGTCTTCGGCATGCGCATTGGCCGGATCGGAAAGAAAGGCATCGACCTGAGTTTCGGTGTCCCTCTTGCGCAAAACATGTTCGACCGTGGCCTCGACATTGATGGATCGAGGCTGTGGCTGCACCTGCTGCGCATTGCGCTGCAGGGCCTCCCCCGTCTGACCGTTGACGAGGGCGTGAAGATTGACCCCGGCCACCTTGGCGACGTGAAGAACGGTGTTGACGGGATCGCGGATCAGCGCCTTTTCCCAGTCGATCGCCCGGCGCATGACATCGGCATGCGTCATGCCGGCCCGGCGGACGATCGGGGTGAATTCCTCCAGCCCCTTGTAATCCTGCAGCACGCGGAAGCCGCGATCGACTTCCTGCTCGCGCTTGGCGATCGCCGCCTGCACCTCGCTCGGCAGGTTCGAAAACTGCGCCTTGGCCTCGGTCGACCAGCCCGGCGGCACGCGGCTGACGGTGGCGGCAGGCTGTTGACGGCTGTCGGTGTCGCCGGTCTGCTGTGCCGCAGGCGTCTGCCCTGCTGTGGCCGTCCTGCCAGCCTGCTCCTGCCCCTTGGCCGGGAAGCGGCCGTTTTCGCCGTCGCGCGGCTGGCCCGGCAGATCGCCCGGCCCGCCTTCGACGGTGTCGATCGCCGCTTTCAGGCTGTCGCGAATGCTGACCGGCCCATCATTCATTGAATTGCCGCCGGCCGCGCCGAATTCTTCGCTGCCGTTGCCGGCCTCGTTCAGGTCTTCCATATCCATATCAGGAATTTCCTTTGTCGGGGATTGATGCCCACTGAGGTCTTTGTTTCGTGCCTGTCGTTATCCCCGAACCGCTGCACACTTCCGGGCGACATGAATCAGGCGTTGTGCTCGGCGTAGACCCGCCGCAATTCGTTGCGGATCGCCTTCCGGTCCGTCTTCGGCTTTTCGATCGGCTGCGGCTTCTCATTGCCGATCTCGACCACGCCGGCTGCCCGGTAGGCGGAGCGCAGCCTGGCTTTGGAAGTGTAATGCCGGCCGTCATGCATCGACTGGATGTCGATCGTATCGCTGACGAAATGCGGCGCCGGCAGATCCGACTGCGCCAGGTTCTTCACCGGCATGCAATTGTGCGGCCATGCGTCGAGCGCGTGCCAGCCGCCGCAGACGCGGCAATAACGTTCTCTCATGCTGTTGCTCCCGGGCTTGTTGATAGCTCGCGCGCATCTGGTCGGTCGCCTGCGCCGCCGCCTCGCCGCGCGCCTGTTCCAGCATGGCGCGATGCTCGATCTCCGCTTGCGCCACGCCAAGCTCGGCCTTCCGCTGTTCGGCACCGGCCTTCACCTGCTCGGTCTTCAGCTTGATCATCTCACCGGGCGTAGGCTGCGGGTCGGGCTTCGGCGCGCTCGCCGCCTGGGAGAGCTGGGCGCCCACCTGCTCCAGCGTGCTTTCGAGCTGGCGGCCGGCGCGGAAGCCGCGGGCGGCAAAGAGCAGCGTCTCGACCATGACCGGCACCAGCATCGGGCTCTGCTGCGCCATGGCGCCGGCCTGCTGCATGAAGCCGCCGACCATCTGCACGAATTCCATGCGCCGCTGCTTTTCCGCGTCCTCGTCGGGCTCGATCGTCGAGTCCGTTTCGATGTCGATCCGGAAGCCGCGAATGCTGTCATCGCGCAAGAGCTGCACCACCTCGTCGATCGTCGGCTGCCCCATCATCTGCTGCAGCTGCGGCGGCAGTTCGGGCGGCTGCGGGGCCGGCTGGCCCATCTGCTGCGCCCGCATGGCCGCCTGCTGCGCCGCCATCTGCATCTGCATTTGCACCTGCTCTTTCTCAGCCATGGTGGGAAGCTTGATGCCGCTCACCAGCATCAGCGTTTCCGGCTGGAACTGGTCGCAGATGATTTCGCCGGCAAGGCGGATGATGTCGCGGGCAAAGCGGGCAAGCTCGGCCTGGCGGTCGCGGATGCGGATCGAGCCCCACTGGCTCTTGATCCGCTGCGCCGTCGCCGTCTCCGAGGCCTGCGTGTCGCCGCGCACGATGTCGGAGATGCCGGTGATCTGGTAGACATCCTCGATCAGCTGCTTGCGCGCCGCCATGCAGGCGACGATCACCTTCTGCACCTCATCGATCGGCAGCGTCACGATTGCCTTCGAACCGCCCTTGTCGGTGAAGGCAGCCCATTCCGGGATCGGCACCATGACCATGTCGTTCTCGGGCCGCATCGCCTTTTCGATCGCCGGCGAGATCGCGCCGTCGCCGGAGGGATAGAACACCTTCAGCCGCAGCTGATCGGTCAGCTTGTTGATGCGCCTGGTCAAGAGATCGATCTCGTCGCATTGCTGCTGGTAATAGACGTAGTCGGGAACCGGGATCAGCGAACTGGTCGACACCGTGCCATAGGCCGGGCGCGGGCAAGGCCAGAAATGCGTCAGCTCGAGCGGCGGCTCGGACACTTCCAATGCGACAGACGAACCCTCGGCAATCCAGACGGTGTAGTTCTCGCTCTTGCACCAGATTTCCCAGACATGGGTCTTGCCCTCGTTTTCGGCCCGCTCGGTCTGGCTGGCACCCTTGCCGCCTGCTGCCGCCTGCGCCGGCCCCGAGGTCATGGCCTCACGGCCGAAGCGTTTTTCCATCTCCGCCTCGGTCATCGGCACGCGCCGCGCCACCCAGGTGACGTCCTTCCAGCGGCGCGCCGGCGAATGCAGGAAATCCGACCAGTGGACATAATCGATGCAGACGCGCTCGTCGGCGATCACTTCGGGCTGAGGACCGCCCATGGCGCCGATCTCGCCGCCGATACCGCCGGGCAGGCCTGCGCCAGAACCTTGAGCTGCCGGCGGCTTCGAAGGTTCGATTCCCATGTCCAGCGGCTCGAAATCGGCCTCGTAGCGCAGCCACACCGTGCCGCGGGCGCAGAGCAGGAAATCGTCGCGCACCGCCCGCATGATCGAATCGAGATCGGCCTCGTCGCCTGTATAGGCGAGATTGCGTTCGACGATTTCCGAAGCGATGCGGGCGACGGGTTCGGCATCCTTGAAGCGGCGCTCGACGACCGGCTGCGGCACGCGGGCATAGACGGCCGGCTGCAGCACCGCGGTATTGGCCCAGAGCATCGGGAAGCGGCGCTTGGCGGCGCTCGTCTGGTCCGCCTGCTGGTCGAGATAGATCTTCTCGATCTTGACGCAGCGGTCGTGCCAGGACTTGAAATAGCGCTGGGCGCGTTCGAGCTCCTGCTGCCAATGGGCGCCGACCTTTGCCGGATCCCAGTGCTGCCCGCCTTCCAAAACCGTCGTCTCGTCTTCCATCAAACACGCTCGCTCTGTCTCGGAGTGGAATCGGCAAATTCGTTGAATGTCATGGTCTGGAATGTCCGCAGCGGCTTACGCTCGGGCTTCAGCGGTTCGGGCGCCAGGCCAGTGAAGATGATCGGCAGGCCGCCGAAAGCGTCGGCGCCGTGCGAAGCCCAGTTGTGCAGTGGCACGTCGCGGAAGACGCCGAGGTCTTCGTCCCATTCCTTGCGGTAGTTGCGCAGGCACTTGATGCCCTCGCCACAGCCGGCCTGGTCGAACTCGACCTTTGCCAGGATGCGCCGGGTGCCGTTGATACGGTCGTGGACATAGGCGCGCTCGACCTTGCGCACCGTGCCGAGACCACGGGCCTTGACCTCTCTCAGCATCACTTCGATGCGCGTCATGCCGCCGCGCGTCCATTCCCTGACCTTGATGTCGTGCGGCATGTTATGGACGCCGTAGACATAGCCATGTTCGCCCGCCCGCCGCTCCAGCTCGTCGAGCATGCCGTCCATGCCGGTGCCGGTATGCTCGAAATAACCGATCATCCTGACGCGGCCGGGCAGCACCTGGAACAGCCAGACGCTGTTGGCGTCGTCCATGCCGATGTCGGAGATGGTATGAACCGGATAACCCACGACATGCGGGAAGACGCCGATGCGCTCCTCGGCATCGGCAAGCGCCATCTGATCGGCATAATAGGCGCCCTCGACGCTCGCCTCGAAAGCCTCGGCCGGCGTCGAGGGATATTCGCGCTTCATGTCGCCGAGCTGGATCTCGGCCTTCTTGACGTACCAGGCCTTCTGGCCCTCCGTCAGTTCGATCCCCTGTTCGGCAAGCTCGCGGAAATATTTGGCGAAGGCATCGCTGATGATGACGCCCCCGGGCGCGATCGCATAATGCGGCTCCTTCCACCAGGGGAAGAAATGGAACTTGAAGTCGAGCTCGGTCAGCTTCGCCGCCTGGCGCTGCTTGACCTGCGCATCCTCGCAAAGCGAATAGAAATGCCCCTCCTGGCCTTCCGCCGTGCTTTCGACGAAGACCAGCTGGCCGGCCTGCACCGTATTCAGCGCGCCGGTGCGGACCTCCCGCGCCTTGTCGGGATATTTGGCGCAGAGCTTTCCGTATTCCGAAATGTGCAGATACTGCAGCGTACCCGAGCGCAGCGAGGTGCCGACGCGAATGCTCGAATTGTTGGCGAGCAGCAATTCGGTCTGGTTGGTCCTGACAACAGGCACGGCATTGCGGATGCCTTCGGGCAGATTGTCATAGGGATATTTGATCTTGTCCCGGAAGATCGTCTGCACGTCGCCGAGTGTATGGGCGATGGTGCCGGCCCTGATATCCCGGTTGAAGACGCAGGCATCGAGCATGAAGATCTGGATGAAGGTGGTCAGCCCCAGCTGGCGGGCCTTCAAAAGCACGTTCAGATAATGCATCTCCTCGAAGAAGGTCGCCTGCATCAGATTCATTTCGAATTTGACGCGCTTGCCGGCCTTGTCGGTGATCCAGTAGAGATTGTTCAGCCGCCACCGCCAGTCGGAGAACCGGTCAACCGCCGTTTGGAAGTCCGCGCGTCTTGCCATTGATATCTTCCAGCAGTTGCGAGACTTCGCCGGTGACACCCTGTTCGGGCTCGACCTTGGCGCCGTATTTCTTGGGCTTCAGCTTCTCGGCCACCCATTGGCGGGTGGCGATGCGCAGCTGCGAGCGCCTGATCGCCTCGCCGTTCTCCTGCCAGCCGGTGGTTTCGCCGGCGGCGTTCTTCTTCTCGATCCAGTCATTGGAGCGGTCGTCGGCAATCTCGACCAGTTCGTCGACAAAGCTGTCGGCGAGGATCTCGCGGGCCAGCGCATAACGCGCCCGAAACGCCGCCTTGTCCTCATCCGCCAGCCAGGCGAGCACCGTCGATTTCGCCGGCATGTCCTCATCCCGGCAGATCGAACCCAGGCTTTCCCGGTCTGCGATGCGCGCACAGATTTTTTCCGCCAGCGCCTGGCTGAACTTGCTCGGCCTGCCCATCGGTTGGCGTCTGACGCTCAGAACAAGGCGATAATGTTGGAGGCCGTGGTCCCGGTCAGCGCCACGATGGCAGCATGAACGGGAAGGATCGTCCCGGCCGGCACGCTCTTGAAGATGACGGGATCCACATCGCGGCGCGGCGCAATCGCCACATCACCGGCCGTGCCGATATAAAGCGCACGGGCGCCGACAATGGCGGTATCGTTCGGTGTCACCACCGCGGCCCGCGAAGCCGGAGCAATCGAAGGATCCATAGCAAATCTCCTTGTGACGAGTGGATGTCCTGCCAACGCGCCCGCGTCGGGCGCTGCTTAGCTAGATTTGGCCAAGCGCGCTCCCCACCTCCGTCATCCCAGGGCTTGACCTGGCTTGACCCTGGGATCCATGCCCGCTGCCGCTGGTGGAAGCCGAAGTGGATCCTCGGGTCAAGCCCTGGGATGACGGAGCAAGGGGTAGGCTCCTTGGCAAATGAGCGGGCGCTGACACGCTGACTCGTTCGCAAGGCGCTGCGAACAGCGCACAAGTTCGAAGAGCCGCGCCGACTTGACCGCCGACATCAGCTCCGGATTCAAATTTCGCAGTTTGGATTTACGGTAGTGATAACTGATCCGCTGGGGGGTGATCAAGAACTGATTACGCCTCTCCCGCCGGTTCGAAATCGAGCCTTCTCGTGTCAGATTCCTCCACCTCGCGCCGACGCCGGATTTGGCAAAACGCGCTCCTCCACCCTCCGTCATCCCAGGCCTTGAGCCTGGGATCCATGCCCGCTGCGACCGGCCGTGGATCCTCGGGTCAAGCCCGATCCTCGGGTCAAGCCCGAGGAGGACGGAGCAAGGGGTGGGCTCCATGGCAAACCGTGGTGGCGGCTCAGCGGCGTTAGTCAACACGAACTTCCGCTTTGGCAATCCGCCCGCCCCACCCTCCGTCATTCAGGCCTTGAGCCTGGCATTCATGCCGCTTCTGGTGGTGCAGAGGCAAGACGGCGACCCCTCCCGAGTACCTCCAGAAATCGGAAAAACCAAACTTGTGCAATGCATGGACCGAGGTGACAAGCGGTACCATCCGTCGTGAGCGAGGCATATACTATCAACAGGCTGTCGATCACAGGTGGAGGAGACTGTGAAAACCACCGTCTCGAGACTTCTTCTTTGCCTCATCGCTTCTCTCGGCATCCCCCTGTCCGCGAACCCGGCCGCTGCGGAGGAACTGGTGCGGTTCGAAAGCGCCCCCGTCAAGCTCAGCCCGTTTCGCATCCGCAAGGCCCTCGAACAGGGAGAGATTCTCTCCCAGCCGCAGGGCACGCCGTTGCTCGGATATCTATCCCGCCCTGCCGGCGACGGCCCCTTCCCGGCGGTGGTTCTCCTGCATGGTTGCGATCACCTGCGTTTGAGCGTCAAAGATCTTTGGCCGAAACGGCTGGTGAAATGGGGCTATGTCGTGCTCGTTGTCGACAGCTTCACCACCCGCAAGCTCGACGACACCTGTGGAAGCGCTCTTCCCGAACGCGTCTTCGACGCCTATGGCGCTCTGGAATTTCTATCGAGGTCGAGCTTCGTCGATACCAGCCGCGTCGCCTTGATGGGCTTTTCGGCCGGCGCCACCGCGACGCTGGACGCCACGAAAATCGCCGGGAACGAACAGCTGATGGAGCGCAAGTTCAGGGCGGCGGTTGCCTATTATCCCGCCTGTGACGCGGATCGGGGCGATCCGACAGTGCCGACCCTGATCATGACCGGCGAACGGGATAATTGGAGCCGGGCTGAACGGTGCCAGAAGAGGCTCGCCCGCCTCAGCGACAATGCCCCGCCCGTCGAGCTCGATGTCTACAGGGGCGTCTATCACAATTTCGATGCGCCGGAGTTCATGGTGGGAAAAAGGGTGCTGGGTCATATCGAAAAATACGATCCCGACGCCGCGGCAAAGTCCATACGCAGCGTCTACGCCTTTCTTCGAAAATACCTGACGAACTAA